GTATGCCCTTCAAATACAATAGGAACTATTCTCTCCGTTTCGTAGGGTACCCCGTTTTTTCGAAAGATAACTTCCAACGCGTTGTGATAAACACGCTCGCTATACCCGGGACCAAGTACTTTATATACGTGTTCGGCATACTCACGTATCATTTACTCATTCTTCATCTATTGTTTCTAAACCCATTTTCTCTTTCTTTTCCTTTTCGTATTCTTTAATAAGATCCGTATATTGTCTATTGTATCTTATAAGAGTTCTAGATAAATCCATTATAACTTTATCAAGTTCATCGAAATGCCCGATTTCCATGGATACGGATATATGTTCTTGGTACCTTTGGGAAATATCCTCTATACAATCCATAAGTTCGTTAGAAAAGTATATACCTTCCTGTATATATTTTTTTACACTTTCCCTCATTTTTATAATATGATACTATTATCTTTATACACAAAACATAGAGGGTTTTTAAAAAATCTTTGTCAATAAAAGTACCAACTACTTACAAAAAATAATTTTATTTCATTCACTTTTTACTTTTTGGAATTCAAATATATAATTATTTTTTTCAAGTGGTCGGGACTTTTCTTGACAAAGATTTTATTTTTTTACTGTTTAAATTGTGTATAAAATGTTTTTAAAAATAAAAGTATACGTAAAACATAGAGGGTTTTTAAAAAATCTTTGTCAATAAAAGTACCAACTACTTACAAAAAATAATTTTATTTCACTTTTCACTTTTTGGAATTCAAATATATAATTATTTTTTTCAAGTGGTCGGGACTTTTCTTGACAAAGATTTTATTTTTTTACTATATAAAATGTGGATGCTTTTATGTAGACCGATTATTATACCAACGAATGTTCCCGAACAAACCATGATTAGTACCGATAAGTGTCGAATCGTACTTGTTTCTCCTACAAACGATCCAAGTAGATATGTCATTGACATGCCAGATGAAACACCCGAAATTCTTATAAAACCAGATAAGGATTAAAAGGTACATATATACAAATGCCGTCAACACCTTTCGTGAACAGTAGTATTCGTTCAACTATACCTAACCCATGCGAAGGTCTTCAACACATACTCATCAAGGTTACGTATGAAAATGAACGCGGTCGAGGACCGGTACAAAGTATAGAGGCATACGCATCACCCGTGTTTTCGTTTAATTATAACGCCACCTATCTTAACCGTAACGATACGTTACCAACTCCTTCAGATGGTACCATTCGACCAATATCCATGTTTAATTATAACACAGGTGTATGGAGTGATACTCAAAATGTACACATAGATAAAGACCATTTATTCAGACACGATAGCGTATGGTCACCGAGCGTGTATTATGATTCTCTAAGAGACTTCTTAATGCACATTCGCGAAATATATAATTATGATGGAGCAATAACGGGAACGGATTGGTTGTGTCGACCACCACTTAATCCTGAACCTACCTATGATAGAGAAATGACACTACGAAACGTTTCGAGAACCGTCATGGAACTCATAGACAAAAATTCTACGAATTTACCAGAAGGTGATTATTTGAAAATGTGCGATGGACTTAAAAAGTTGAGACGTATTTATTTGTAATGGTAAGTATTTACGAACAGACATACGATTTTTTCTCTAAAAATCCAAACAAAAAAACGTCGAGGCACTCCGAGTCATTAAAGACGCTTTTATCGTGTGAGATAAATCAGCAACAGAGCATAAAACTTGGGAACGCAGTCGAAAGGATTCTAATGACATACATTCAATCGTCGGGTGTATGGAAAGACGTTCGCATAAAACCAAAGACAAACGAAAAAGAAAGGGATCATCTGTTTCAAAATCAAGAAGGGGAAAGAGTCTACGTCGAGGTGAAGTCCAATATACAATTAGATTCCGAGAAAAAAAAGGAAACACAACGGAAAGTATTATATATAGCTAATCAAGAAAACACCAAACCCCGTCTTCTGGCGTTGCGCTATTTCGATGAATCTGAGATGAGAGTGTCAAGACATATCAATTATTATAGAAATGCCGGCATAGACGTCATATCTATTAGTTGTTATTTTAAGGATGTTCTAAAGATCAAATGTCCGTTTGAAAACGCCGACGAATACGTAAACTGGTTGAATTACGTAGCGTCTTATCTTTTATGTGAAGACATTGATACCGACGACGAAACGAAAAAAAAAGTCCTAAAATTGATACATTTGGGTAATAGTATAAATCGTTTAAAGAATACTATATAAACTGTATATATGAAACCTATAGTTAAATGGTCTGGTGGTAAGAAAGACGAAATTAAACATTTCATAGAATTTATACCAAAAGATATATCAACATACGCAGAACCTTTTTTTGGTGGTGGTGCTGTTTTTTTCCATTTACAACCCGAAAAGGCTGTTGTATCCGATGTCCATAAAGAATTAATTGATTTTTACACCGCTTTGAAATATGGTCAAGGCAATGACATTTATAATTTTTTGTGCGATAATACAAATACTGAAGAAACGTATTATAAAGTTAGAGACCAATTTGATGTAAAGACGCAATTAGATAATGCAAAACGTTTTTTTTATTTACGTAAAACTTGTTTTAGGGGTATGCTTAGATACAACAAAAATAGAAAATTTAACATACCATATGGAAGATATAAAACATACAATTTCGAAGAGTTAAAAGATAAGGCGTACCAGACTATTTTTCAAAACACTGAGATTTTAAACGAAAGTTTTGAAAAAATTTTCGAAAAGTGTAACGATCCAAAAGATTTCATATTTCTCGATCCACCTTATGATTCTGAATTTACAGATTACGGGTATTGTTCGTTTGGTAAAGACGAACACAGAAAATTATTCGAATGTTTTAAAAAATCAAGGGCGAGGTGTATGATGGTTATAGGTAAAACACCTTTTATAGAGGAACTATATAGAGGTTATATTAAACATGAATACTTTAAAAAATATGCGTTTAAGATACATTCAAACCGTGTAGGTGATAATATTAATACTACACACATTGTTATAACAAATTATTAATCAATCAATCGGAAATTTACTTTTCACAAAACGAGGTGAGAACGAGTACCATAACGTCCGTATCGGAATATGTCATTGAACTTATCGATAAAAATTCGGCGAACATACCAGAAGGTGATTATTTGAAAATGTGTGATGAATTAAAGAGACTAAGGACGTTTTAATTTTTAATTATAATTGTAATTAAAGAATAAACTACTAAACTATATACAAAATGAGTACATATAACCAAGCCCCGTGTAATTTCAAGTTTAAGATTGCCGCGATCGAAAAGGTCGTCGACGGTGATACCATGGACGTACTCATAGATTTGGGGTTCGATGTCATGACGCGCCAACGCGTACGACTTCTCGGTATCGATACCCCCGAATCGCGAACGTCGGATCAAGTCGAAAAGGTATACGGTAAACTCGCGAAGAAAAACCTCGCGGAATGGTGTATGAAAGCGGTTGCATCTGAAAATGACGATATTGAGATCGAATTAAGATGTCCGGAAATGGATAGTCGCGGTAAGTTTGGGCGCGTTCTCGGTGAAATCTGGGTTTCGGAAGACGGGAACTGGACTAACGTAAACAGGTGGATGTGTGAAAATGGACACGCCGTTCCATACCATGGTCAAAATAAGGACGATGTTCAGGCACAACACATGGCAAACAGGAAAATGTTAGCCGAAAAAGGTATCGTTACAGAACACAATTAATTTCGTATGTTAATGTATATGAATAAGTCTACATTAAATTCAATGTTAAATAGAAACAAAGAACTCAGAGACTCATATAAAAGAGCAAAGACTAAAGAAGAGAAACAAAAAATTGCAAATAAAACAACTTTATTTAAAACACAGAATCTTAATACCGTTTTAAAAAAAGAGAAAGCTATGCAAAATACAAATAAATTAAAAAAAGATCTTGAAAATAAAATGAAAACTGCAAAGACTAAAGAAGAAAAAAATAAGTATAAACCCTTGATAAACATGGCGAACCGTATTTTAAAAGGTAACTAACGCTTCTTAAACATATTAAAAAGTCCTTTTTTACCTTGAGTTTTTCTAAGGTTTATACCGTTACCGCACCCTCTACCTAAAAACCTGAGCTGTTGTTTTCGAAATTCTTTATTAACATTTTCTCTAATTTCATCCATTGTTTTTTTACCCAACTGATTAATAAAATATTGTTTATCGAGACCGTTACATATTTTATTTTTCGAGTTTATATAGTTTATTAAATTTTTTCGATTTTTATCCGTAATATTGTTTACCATTTATATAAACTATTATTAAAATGTATACTATTATTAAATGGCTACACCTACAAATGGAAATGATGATACCGTTTTTCTTTTAGCATTACTTGTATTAGTTGTGTGTTGTTGCTGCTCATCGAGTTCTTTTTTAGTTACAGGTGGTCTACTACTTACTAAAAAAGAAGAGGACAAAGATGACGACAGTGACGATGAAGATGTATTACCAGATGATTTTAATTGGCATTGTTACCAAGATAGGTATGTAGATTTAATTGATAAAAATAAATCGGAAGTAGAACAACATTATTTAGATACGGGTAAATCCGAATCACGTACGTATACGTGTGATGACATAACATACGGTTTACCTGTTCCAAACGTGGGTCATATTTGGAAAGATACAGGTGCGTCTAGTTACGACGAGTGTAGAGAATACGCTAAGAATAAAGGACACACTGCGTTTGGAATGCAAACACGACATCACGAATTGTATCCAGATAATATAGGTGATTTTAAGGGTAAATATGGGTGTTGGAGTATAAAAGATTTTACCACACATGGACATACAGGTGAAGTATCAAATAGTTATAACGGTGATAAAACTGAAATATGGCAAGATAAACACATTGCTGCCTGTGTCGATCCAACTAAAAAGTTTACCAATAAATGTCAATAACGGTATCAGTTTTCCTCTTCTTGTGGTAAAATACACCCATCTTTAAGTTTTGCATCTTTTTCCGCGCACCCAACGACATTTTTATCATCCGAAGTATCACCTTCGTATGATACACCGTCCGTGTTAGGGTAAAAGAAACATACGTTTTTTACAGCATCGTCGTGCTTTTCCGTTCGGTGTCCCCACATTTTATACCCCAATTTCAAGGCGTATAGACGACACTTCTCGGCGGTACCACCTAACTCATTTTTCTCGGTTTTGGTTACACTAGAATCCCATCCTTTTGCGAAGTCTATACCACTTTGGAGTTCCGGTGAAATGTACGTATCGATTAGATACGTTTCGACTTTTTTCCGGTCTTTTTGTGATAAAGCTCTTCCGTATACGATAATTTCGTGAACGGCCCAATCACTCGATTCAGTTGTAGCGTTATCGCCCATATTTATCGTTATTGTACCGGGTTCTTCTCCAACATAGCCGGTAGTGCGTACATCACCGTTCGTAAAAAATTGAGTTTTATATGCAGTTGTTTGAATCCATGTGCGCCCGGAACCGTGTACATTTTCTTGGGGCGTTACCCAACCCTTAGTATCGTAGTACGCGAGACCCGTTCTACCCGCGTGCCAACCAGCTAACCAGTTTTTACCTTTAGCATCGAATATCCTTCCCTTATTTTCACCGTTATACCGTGCAACTGTAAAAAGTGTCCACGCCGTTCCCGAAAAATCAAAGGGTATGGTTATACCATCTTCTGTACTCCCAAAAACGTAGTTTCCTGATACTGGATCCAATCCAACATTTAGCGAACCCTTTATGTTGTCATCTTTTATATCGTTACCCTTACCTGAACGATCTTTCCATACTAAACCGGTATCGTCCAAAGATGTACCAGTATACCAACACTCGATACCGTTAGGTAATATATCACCTGATACTGTAACGTCTATGTCTAATTTAGTTGTACCACCCCCTGAACCATTGTCCGTGGTTGTAGTTGTGGTTGCGGTACCATCACCGTAAACAAAAAGACCGGTGAGTGATCCTACTAATATAGATACGCAACACGCGAACATGAAGACAAGCATTAAAATTTTTTCTGAACTGCCTGCCATACTACTTTTAATCAATAAAAAAATTAGTACGCATACTTCCTAATCCATAAATTACATATCCACTTTTCACCTGATTTTACAGACGCACCACCGTGTAATGCCTTTTTCGTCATACACTCGTAATTGTTTAGTGCGTTAAAGAACAAAACGTCGCCTTTTTCTAAACGGTACGATTTGTTTATGTTTGGAAACACGGTTTCACCACCTTCATACTCGTCATTCAAGGCAATTATGAATGTGTACATGCGTTTATTCTTATCGTCGGGGAACGCGTCTTGGTGTGGTTTATAGAAACCACCTGGTTCGTATTTCAAAACTTGTAAATCCTCGCAGTTACTTAAAGGACGATCCGTCATCGAAACGCATTTACGTATAAGTTTATCAACGACGGGGTCTTCTGATGCTTTTATCCATGCCGTTTCACTTTTTCGGATAGTTTCGTCGATGTTACGTGACTTTGAAACGGTCGACGCGTGTAATTTTTTTGACGCTACTTGTTTTATGTGATCACACTCATCTTTCGTAAGAACGGTTTTTATAATTTTTGGGTTAGTGTACGTGGGTATAAAATATAGTATAAGCAGTGTTATAGAAATAAGTAACAACACTCTATTCATCCTGATATCTATAAAGAATTTCTTTCGACCGCTAAAAGAAGACCATAATATGCTGGTACCATGAGTAACTTTGACGTGGGTAACGTATATTTTTCGTGGTGATTTCTAATGTACACGAGCATACTAATGAGTGAAAAATACATTCCCATGAAATACAGAAATTTGTTTACTAAGAACATGTAATACGTGCTTTTTAGAGTACTCACGAGAATATTAAACTGTATTACCTCGTTTTCTAAGTTTTTACTCTGTGCGATAAATAGTATAGACCATGCACTAAACAAAATATCGAACAAGTCTATGTACCTTTCCCATTCGTATCTTATCATGAGTAAACCACACTGTATGAGTATTAGATAATACTTGTATATTTCTTCGGTTTCTTCTTTAAAAAATTTTGTTATTTCGTACACTATTTTAGCCGGTATCGGTAAAAGTAATCCCGCACTCGCGTAACTTTTATCGAAACGGAGTGTTAAACCATACGTTAATAAATCCATTTATATGTCTACATCGGATTTCTTTAATGTTTTTAAAAATATATAATGTGGTAAACTAGAATTGTATCTTTTACGTATCTGAGATATTACCCAGTTTGAATAGTTAGCTAATTCGTGTACGATGTGTAATATATCCCAAGTTCTAGATGTATCGAGTATCCATTGTCGAAGTAAATCACCACACGTATCGGCAAACATTTCGTATACGTTTCGTATATCCTTTAGTTTAGACTTTTCCTTGTCGCGTCTTTGTAATTCTTTTTTAAACGTTTTATCATTTATGTGTTTCAAAAGGTACGATACGCGTAAGTGTAGATTATCGTCGTCGTAAATACCACCGTATTTATATATGAGTTCCCTATCTATGTGTGATAATTTATAACTTAGATCTATGAGGTATTCATTTGCACCATTTTGTGCGAGTTCATTATACATGGGTCTACCTCCACACGGTATATCACCGTGTTCCCTAGACCTCGTTTTGAATTCAAAATAGTGTGGGTTATGTACGCGCCCAGTTTCTATGTGCCCGGAACGCCAGTCGAAAGCGGTGTGACAATCTGTACACCACATTTGCGCACACCCGTCTATTTTGTGTATCATCGTACCGCATTTGGGACACGGTTTCGTATCTTTGTTTATGAGTTTCATCGTTTCGACCGTTTTTTCGTCGCACTCATGGTTCGGTAAAAGTTCTTCGCAACATTGTTCACAAAATGTTTTATCGCATAAACCACACATCCACTCCGCGTCTAGAAACCCTCGACACGTTTCGCTAGGACATTTACGTGTAAACGCAAGTATACCTGTATCGATATCTGAATTTTCTATATCGTTTGCTTCGTTAACCACGGAAGTGAGTTGTCTGCGCAATTCATCTATGGCAATATCGTAAAATCCCGTTTCGTGATTTAACCTGCGCGCGTCGTTACGGGACGCACGCATTAGTACGAGTGTATCCATGAGATCGTAATATTTACGTCTTAGGGTATCCATTTTTATTCTACGTTCGGCGTATGGTTGCGTTTCAGGCATGCGTGCCATTTCGCGATCGTATAAAACGTTTTCGCGGTGATTTCTGTAGTCGACGTTACGAAACTTTTTGGTACAAAACGAATCGACATATTCGCGCGAAAAATTTATTTTACATTCCATACAGTGTGGATCTTCCACGCTCGTTAGCAAATACGTTTGTATACACGTTCTACACGATTCGTAATCACAAGAAGGACACGACACCTTTTTGTGATTCGATTTATTATACGTGGCGCAGCAAACTGAGCACGTACTCATACTTATTACATTATGTACACTTTTCTTTAATTATTTACGCATATATTTTTCCTTGACCCAATCACGATCTTTTTTGAAAATTTTAGAAAGTTTTGGGTCCTTACGTTTGAAAAGAATCATGAGTACATTGAGTCTTCTGAAAAGACCGAGGGGTGGTTCACCCGCGCGTACGACTTTGGCGAGTGCTCTGTGTCTCGCGAGTTCGGATTTTTCTCTCACATCAACGTACCCTTGTTTTGAAAGATACCCTGTATCACTTATTGGAATTCTAACAATCGTTTTCATTTATTTAAACCTATGATTTTTATCTCATGGTTGATAGTAAAAATAGACCTATGGCATCAATCAAACCAGTATAAACTAGGATTGCACCTATTAAAAGTGCGACAATAATAAATAACGCAAAATGTAAAAGGGTTGGCCCACCTGAT